TCCACCTCGTCAATCGCCAGGGCCCTGCGTTCGATGTTGCCCATGATGCTCCTGCCTTCCTCGTCTGCGGCGTTCATTTGTTTCACCAACTTGTTCGCCCAATCCTGCCCGGGGTCTCCGCCCCATAGTTAAAGCGCCCAGGCGATGCGGCCGGCCGACGGCCAACCTTCTTCGCCTGGGCGGTAGCCCTTTCCTTGCTTGTCGATCTCGTGCCTGTCGAAGTACGCCTTCATTCGGCGTGCCGTCTCTGGGCTGATCGTCACTCCGTTGCTCAGGTCGCGAGCGCGGGCCACGCCGACTGCCGTGCCGCCGCGTCCGTACTCGCTTCGCCAATCAAGTCCCTTCTGTGCCTCTGACCGCACGCCCGCCGGGGGCGTGAAGTCGATGTGGTCGTACTTAGCCACGCTTCCGCCCCTTCCGCCTGGGCTTGCCGTAGTCCTTTTCCTCAACCGGGGGCGGCTCTGGCAGCGGGTCGATCTTCGTGAGCGTCGCCACCTTGTGCCCGACTTGCGTCTCGGTCGCACGCCATCCGCCGGCCACCTCTTCGTAGAGCGTGATAAGTGCAGCCGGGTCTTCCTCGCTCGCCTCGATCTTGAAGTCGGTGCCTGGGATGTCGAGCGTGCCGTAGTCCATCACGTGATCGATCCGACCGCGAGCACGCCCGCCTGAAGAATCCCACGAAACGAAGTCGCCCTCTGCGACGCTGCCGGGGGCGGCACGCGAAGCGGCTTCCTCCGCGACCGGCAAGGGAGCGGGATCCACGGGCTCGGGCACCGGATCGCCATCAGGCATCACGACCGGAGTCGAGTTCGTGCCAGCGATGATGGCGTCGACGGTCGACTGCGGGATGCCAGGGAACGCCGCAGCGATGATTGCCTTTGCCCCCATCTCGTTGAGGAGCCCGGCGTTGTATTGAGCCACGATCTCCAAGAGGCTCGAAACCTGTGCCCCGTTGAGCGACACGTCCGCAATCTGCGGGCCTTCCTCGACCGCGAGTTCGGGCGTCGCCTCCGCGGGCGTCTCGTCGACAGTGATGACTTCCTCAACCACCGGCTCCGGCTGGGCCGCCGCCTTCGTCAGCGTGGTCATGTTCAGCTGCACGAACCGCTCGTCACCACCCTCAACGGGGTTCATGTTTTCAGCGGATCGGATGTCGTTGACGCTCAGAACTCCGAGAGTTGCCATTTGCGAGTAGTACGCCGCCCGGCCGGCAGCGTCGGCCCGCAACGCACCGCGAGTGTCGAACTCCGCGAACAGGTCGCCATCCGCAATCAGATCGCGACTGATGGCAGACTCGATGCGGCGCAGCCACGGCATCAAGCCGTTCTGCAGGTAGTCCAGCGACTGCTGCTCAATGTTTGAGTAGGACGACCGCGACAGGTCGCCCACTAGATGGGGCGGCACGCCGTAGAGTCGGCACACCTCTTCGACTTGAAATCGGCGGGCTTCGAGGAACTGAGCCTCTTGGTTGTTGCCACCGAGTTCGTTTACCTTCAGCCCGCCTTGCAGGACCGCAGTCCGGTGCGCCCGGTCAGGGCCACGGTGGGCACGCTCCCACTGATTGCGGGTGTTCTCGGCCGTTTCAGGCGACAGCATCTGATCGGTGGACAGCACGACGCCAGGCCGGGCACCATTGCCGAAGAACGCCGCTCCGTGGATTTCGCACGCCCGCGAAAGCCCGATCGCGTCCTTCGCCAACTCAACCGGCACCAGGCCGTTGACGCCGTCATCCGACAGCCATCGAAGCATCATGATCGCGTCTTGAGCGTAGACGGTGCTTTGCCCCGAAGCCTCGCGATACGTGTACCGCAGCCGGCCATTCTCGACGCGGTCTACCTTCATCCGCGATGGGTGGAGCACCACCAGTTGCGTCTGTTCCCCGGCCCCGCCAATTTCCACGAACGCCTGCCCGTGCGTCAGCAGGTGGAGCATCAGCTGCTCACGCCATTCGTAGGAAGTCTGCCACGAGTTCGGAGCGTCGTGCAGGACGCGATACAGCGGGTTCTCGCGGGCGAGTTCCTTGCCGCCATCCGGCAACCGACGGTAGAGGTGCAGGGGCAGCCCGGCCACGCTCGACGACAGCACGCGAACACAGGCCAGCACGACCGTCGAACGCAACGCCGTCTCAGGATCGATTCGCACGCCGGCAGCGTTACCGCGACCGCCAAACGAGCCAGACTCAAAATCCCAATGCCGTTCGTCAGCGCCGGGGAGCCACAGGATGCGTGAGTTCGGAGCGATCATATGAGCAGGATGGAGGGTTCTGTGGCTGGGCCTTTGATTTCCTGCGACACGTGGATGCCCATAGCCATGACCAGCGCCACGATTCCGTCAATCCGTTCGGTGCTCTTGGCCTTGCTCGGCTTGATGTTTCCGTTGTGGTCCCGCTGAATCGCCACGTTGCCAGCCTGCCACGCCAGAACAGGATGCCCGCCGTGCAGCAATTTTCCCGAAACGACAGCGGACTCGAGTTGTTTTGCGGCCGGGCTGATGGTTCCATAGCCCTGTCCAAAACCTACCACTGAAAGCCCGTCCCCTTGCAGTTGGTTCGCCAGCTGAGTCGCGTTCCAGCGGTCAATGGCGATCTGCTTGATGGCGTAACGCTTGGAGATTTCGTTGATGTCTGCACGGACTTTGTCGAAGTCGGTGACGTTGCCCGGCGTCAGCGTCAGATGCCCCTGCTTCGCCCACACGTCATACGGCACCTTGTCACGCCGCACCCGGTCACGCATGTTCTCCTCGGGAATCCAGAAGTGTGGCTGCACCCAGTAGCGGCCCTCCTCAAGCGGAAACACGAGCACCAAGGCGGTCGTGTCATACGTGGTCGCCAGGTCGAGCCCGGCCCAGCACTCCCTGCCGGCGAGCGACACCGGGCAGGCCGAATTGCCGGATGCCCACTGGTCATTCCGCAGCCACCGAACGTCCTGCTCCGTCCACTGGTTGAGGTACAACTGCCGGAACGTGTTTTCGTAGGCGGGCAACTCAATCGCCCGCTGACACTCGGTCCGCAGAAAGTCGAGCTTCACCGAAACGCCTAGGTTCGGGTTGGCCTTCGCCCATACCTTTTCGTCCTTCCAGTCGGCGTTGATCGCGGCGGCGTAGATTGCCGGCAGGAACGAAGGGTCTTTCACGGCTCCGCTGGCGACGGCCTCGGCGTACTTCCAGATTTCCCAGCAGACGCTGCGGCGGTCATAGCCCGCGGTGGTGATGTAGACCAACAGCGGCTGCCGCCTCGCGCCCATGCTGGTCGCCATCACGTCCACCAGTTCACGGTTCGGCTGGGCGTGCAGTTCGTCAAAGATCACGCCGTGAGCGTTGAGTCCGTGCTTTGTGAAAGCCTCGGCTGACAGCGCCTTGTACGTGGTGTGCGTGTCCTCCCGCACGATGCTGTTTCGGAAGACGCGGAGTCTGCCGCGAAGTTTTGGGGAGTTTTCAACGCAGACTTTTGCCATCTCAAACACGAGTCTGGCCTGGTCGCGATCGGCGGCACATGAGTAGATTTCCGCACCGGGTTCGCCGTCGAACATGAGTTTGAGCGCGATGCCGGCACACAGGCTCGACTTCCCGTTCTTGCGCGGGATGGCGAGCAGGGAAGTGCGATACTTGCGGGTCTTGTCGGGCCGCAGCGTGCCGAAAAGTTTCCGCACGTATGCCTTCTGCCACTCCTCGAGGAGGAACGGCTTGCCGCCCAATTCGCCTTTCGCGTGCGTCAGGTTCTCCTCAAAGAACCGCACCGCGATTTCGCCTGGAGACTCAGGCGAACATTCTGGCGTCGTCGTCTGTTTTGTTCGGGGGTTCTTCAACTGCCGACACCCTCGCGAGGGCCGAAGCGGTCAGCCCAAACTCGGACGCGAACTTGAGCATCTGATTCCGAGCGTCGCGCTTCCGCAACCATGCCGGGTGATTACTCACCCTACCCTTGTCGTCCATTAACGTCGTGCCATTGGCCCGCAGTTCGGCGTCGGCCTGGACCATATCAGCGAACGAGTCGCAGTAGCCGGCAAGCGTCTGCTGATGTCGCGGGCTCATCACCTTGCTGGCTTCGAGCATCGGGACGATCCGGTCCCACTCGGCACGCGCGATGTCGCACATCCAATCCGGTGCCGGCGGAATTCCAGGGGCGACATCGACACCGCGTTTGTGCGGTCCGCGGACGCGGGAGCCCCGCATTGCGAGTATCGCCTTCGGCGTCGGTTTGCGGCCTTTTCCCACGGGAAAGTTCAAACTCCCAATTTCAGCCAAGCGTATGCACGTTGGAACGAACGATTTTCCACAGACG